TAATGCTTGGGTAGCGGGACGTGATGCTACCTTAGTTACGTTATTTGGTAGCACTAGTTTTACAGGTAGCACTTTAACTGCAGCTATGGCTACTGCTCAGTCTGACATTGTTACAGTGACTAACGCACAAAACTCTACTGCGTCTTCCGTAACTAGTTTAACCTCTACTGTTAATGGCAACACTAGTTCAATTAATACATTGAATACTACTACAGCTAGCCATACTGGAGATCTTAATGCAATGTTTGTGTTGCAAGTAGCTACAGAATCTAACAATAGTAAATCAGTAGCTGGTATGGTTGTAGGTTCTAACGCTAGTGATGGCTCAGGAGCACAATCTTTTGTACAATTTCAAGCAGATAAATTTGCAATTTGGAACGGAACTAACGCTAATGTAGCACCTTTTATAGTTAGTGGGGGTACAGTATTTATAGACAGCGCACGTATACAAGACGGAGCTATAACAAATGCACGTATTGCTGACGCAACTATTGAAAGTGCTAAGATAGCGGACGCAGCGATTACAACGGCTAAGATTGGAGACGCCCAAATCACAACGGCTAAGATTGCGTCGGCACAAATTACAACTGCTCTTATAGCGGACGCACAAATAACAGATGCTAAAATTACTGGGGTTTTAGATTCAGCTAAAATAAATACTGACACGCTAAATGTTAAACATTTTGATAATGTTAGTACAGATATAAAAAGCCACACGGGTAGTTTTTTTCCTTTATTAAGATATGGATCAGCAATTAGAGGAGCTGGTGGTACTACTACTTATACAGGGAGTAATGACTCTTTTGTGCCCGTAACTATTACAAATGTTAGAAATAATGCTACTTACACAGCAGTTTTGTCTGCTGTTCTTGGCGATGTAAATGGTGGTAGAGTTCAGTATTCCTATGACAACTCGAACTGGGTTAACGCTTCAGGTGGAGAAACTAATATTTATTGGAATGCAAACACTTATAGGGGGTATGTATACATGTATCAAGGTGACTTAACAGGTCTATCTTCTAGCCAATCAACAGTTTATTGGAGAGTATTTTTTTCAGGTACTTATAATCACACACATATGCAACTGCATGTAACTATAGACAACACAACATAATGAAAGACTTTACAGTATATAAAACATCAACTGGCATAATAGAATATGTCACATCCTCTGATTGCGACTTAGCAGATATACCTGTAAAAACAGGTGAAACTAAAGTAGAGGGAAATTACTCTCCGTCTAAATATAAGTTTGTAGATGGAAAGCCAGTAGAAATTCCGTTAGAATAAAGCATGGCATATAAAAGAAAAACAAAAAAGAAGCCTATAAAAAAGAAGACTTTGACTAAAAGACAGCAAGCTACTATGAAAAGGCATGCTAAACATCATAGTGCAAAGCATATGAAGTACATGAAAAACCTTATGATGAAAGGTAGTACTTTTACTGCAGCTCATAAGAAAGCTCAAAAAGCAGTAGGTAAATAATGTACGAGTATAGGTGCGAAATAACCCGGGTGGTAGATGGGGATACTGTCGATGCCATAATAGATTTAGGTTTTGACGTATCATATAAGTCTCGTGTCAGGTTATATGGGATCGACACGCCAGAATCACGAACAAGAGATTTAGATGAAAAAGCTAGAGGTAAACTAGCTGGTAAGTTTTTATCAGACGCTATACTGCATGCTGACAATTTAATCATACAAACAAAACTAGATAAGAAAGGGAAGTTCGGTAGAGTTCTAGGGGTTATCGTTGCAGATGACGTAGATCTAAACCAAGCGCTTATAGACAATCATTTAGCTGTTGCCTACACAGGGCAAAGTAAAGATGACATAAAAGCACAACATTTAGCAAACAAGGAGGAGCTGTTAAAGCTTGGAAAATATGAAGAAGTTACTGAGTAATATAGTGGGAGCAGTCGCTCCAACATTAGGAACTGCATTAGGTGGGCCGTTTGGTGGTATGGCAGGAGATGTCATATCAAAAGTATTAGGAGTAGAAAACAACCCTAAGTCTATAGAACAAGCATTAGCAAATGCTACACCTGAACAGTTACTTGAAATTAAAAAAGCAGAAAAAGAATTTGAAACTAAAATGAAAGAGCTTGATGTTGATTTGTACGATTTAGAAGCTAAAGAAAAACAACACGCACGAAACACATTTAGTAAAGATTGGACAGCTAGAATTATAGGTATAGCCATGGTTGGTGGTTTTCTTGGTTATATTTTCCTCGTGACTCTCCAACCACCAGAACAGAACAGTGAAGCCCTAATTAATTTGGTTTTAGGTTATCTCGGTGGCCTAGCATCTGCAGTGATATCATTTTACTTTGGGGCTTCCAATAAACAAGACTGATGCAAGACATCATAACTGTTATACAACAAGTAGGCTTTCCTATAGCAGCAGCTATTGGTCTTGGTTGGTTTATATATAAACTTATAATGCGTATTGTTGACGGTATGGAGACCAAACTAGATACCGTTGATGAAAAAGTAGAGGGTCAAATTGCAGCTATTGAAGAGAGACTTGGCACGAAACTTGACTCACAACACGGTATTTTAGTGGCTTTGATAGATAGAATACGTAGTTTAGACAATGAGATTATTAGACAAGATACGCTTATAAAGACTATACTAGGAGTACCTCAACTTATAGATAGCAACAAAATTGCTAAGGCGGATAGAGATGACCAAAGGAAAGACTAAGAAAGAAATAGAAGCAATAGAGTTAGAAAAATATAGACTTACAATAAGTTTAGTTTTTATAGGTTTTGTATTATTTATTGCAATTATTGCAATGAATGTAAAAGCAGATCAAATAGTTCACGGTTTTAAAAACCCTAGTTTTAGTGGCGTAGGTACCAGTTCACATTATCTTACTATTGAAAACCAAGAATTTAATCGTAAAGAAAATATTAAAGCAGAACTAAAAGCTTATAAAGAACAACTTAAAAGAGATGCAGAAAATACTACCCTTGCTAGATTTATACGTAACTTAGAGTCTAGAATATATGCACAGCTATCAAGACAACTTGTAGATGCTTTGTTTGGAGATACGCCTCAAACACAAGGTATCATTGAACTAATGGGCAACACTATTGAATACAACGTGAGTGAAGATGGTACAATGATAACTCTAAAGATAACAGACCCAGATGGCAATACTACAGAAATTACGGTACCTATCGGTTCTTTTACTTTCTAGTTGCGCGTCACTATTATTTGACCCCATAGAAAATAACATAGCTCCGATACGGAAAATCGAGTCAGCACAGATAGAAGAGCTAGTTATAACAGACTTGCAGGAGTGCCGTACGCCTGAAAGAAAACCAACTGTAGCTGTGTACGGAAACGCATTTACTGACCAAACAGGCCAAAGACTTAGCAATTCTATGTATGCTAGCTTCTCTACAGCTATAACCCAACAACCTAGCGCCTATCTTATTAAAGCTCTTAAAGACGCATGTAAACAAAACGGTGGTTTTTTTACTGTAGTAGAAAGAGGTGGATTAGATAACTTAACTAAAGAACGCCAGATAATACGTAGTGGTAGGACTGAAAACAAAGACAATACAAAGATAGGTACTTTGTTATTTGCAGGTTTACTATTAGAAGGCTCAGTAGTTTCATACGAATCTAATGTAACATCTGGTGGTGCAGGTGCTAGGTATTTAGGAATTGGTATATCTAAAGCTTATAGAACAGACTCAATAACCATACAATTGCGTCTCGTGTCTGTAAACTCAGGTCAGGTGTTACTTGAAAAATTAGTATCTAAGACCATTCTTAGTGTATCATTAACAGACGACGTGTTTCGTTTTATCGAAGCTGGT